GAAAATGGAAAAAGTACTTAAAACCAAATCTAATTTGGAAAAAAAATTAGTTTCAGAGGGTTTGACAAAAAAAGAACGTTCATTATTAAATGAAACTAAAAAAATATTAAAAGAAGCTCCGATAGATTACGAAGGACCTGAAAGAATGGAACCTGGAATCGAAAGAAAAATCACTTCGAAACAAACCCCATACCATCAGCATCCTGCAATTCCTGAAGGGGATAGAGATTTTATTGAATTAATTGCTTCTAAAAGATTTAAGGATTCAGTAGAAAAAGTTAGACGTTATTTAGGTGATACAGGAGCGATACAAGGTCCTAATCCATTAATGAGATTAATGGGAATGGCAATGGGAGGTTTACAACAAATCTCATCGATTGAAAGACAAAACAAAGAATATTTAGAAAACTTGGCGGTTGACTTAGTTAAAAAAGAATTAGGTATTCCCGAAGGTTCTTTACAATTTGACGCGAAACTTGTTTTCGGTCCTATGGGAGCTGCGGAGGGAATGCAAACTCAAGGTCAAGAACCTGATGAAGAGGATGTTGAAGAAGCATTTAAACACAAAGAAGATTTAGAAGAATTTGCAGACGCATTTGAACAATTTAACCTTGAGAGAGCAAAAAGAAGATTTTTAAACTCATTAATTCAAGGCGCCGCGTTCAAAGGAGGTCACATGTATGTTTTGGTAGGTCAGGAATTAAATAGATTAGACCCAAGACTACTTAATTTATATGGTGTAACACAATCGTTAATGGAACACTTGTATTGGGTATATCCTGATATGGAATCCATGGCAGGTTCAGGAGGAGGACAAATGGGACAATCAGAAATTGATGACCAAACCGACCCACCGACAGTTAAGGCGAGAGCAGGAACATTCCCATTACTTGTTCACGAATTAGTAAAAGGTGTCTATGAGATATTCGGTACACACGGTTTACCTGATGACCCAAGACAAGCTGAAATGGTTTTAGCTGCGGAAGATACATTACCTGCCGAGATATGGGATTCAAGATTAGGACCTATCTTTTGGGAAAAATTTACAAAAACTTATCCTATTGAACTGTTTGATGAAGATAAAAAACACATCCAACATTATTTGTTTATGAGATTCTCAAGATTGGACGCTAAAGAATTCATGAGAATTGCAAAGTTAATTCTAAAAGACGACCCTAAAGGAACTCAATTTATACAAAGAATGGTTGATGAAATCGTGTCTGACTTGAAGAAAAAAGATTATGAAGATTCAATGAAACAATATGATGATGACGATTTAGATGATATAGACATATCAGGTTTATTCTAAATCAAACCTACACACTTTGAAACCCTCATTTAGTATTAAATGAGGGTTTTGATATTTATAATAAAGTGATTTTATGAGTTTAACAAAAGAACAAGTAATTATGGAATACGTAAAATGTATGAGAGATACTCCATACGCGCTTAAAACGTATTTACAGACTTACGATAATACAGTATCAAAATATGTCCCTTTAGAGTTATTTCCTGACCAAATATCTTTATTACAAGATTATGAAGAATACAATGAAAATATTGCATTAAAATATCGTCAAGCGGGAGTATCCACAGTAACCGCCGCTTGGGTTTCAAAAAAATTAGCCTTTGCGAAAAAAGAAAAACCTGAAAAAATTCTAATTATCGCTAACAAACTTGATACATCTTTAGAGATGGCAAACAAAATTAGAGCATTTGTTGGTCAATGGCCGTCTTGGGTGAATATAGATTTTGCACCTGAAAAAAATTCTCAAAAACATTATAAATTAACAAATGGTTGTGAGGTTAAAGCGGTCGCAACATCAAAAGATGCTTTACGTGGATTTACCCCGACAGTACTTATTTTTGACGAGGCGGCGTTTATTGAAGCAGATAGTGATTTTTGGGCGGCTTGTATGGCTTCACTCTCTACAGGTGGTAAGGTTATCGTTGTCTCAACTCCAAATGGATACGACCCAATTTATTATGAAATTTACGACCAAGCATTAAGAAACATGAATGACTTCAAAATTTCTGAGATGTATTGGTTTAGAGACCCAAGGTACACCAAAGATTTATATTTAGTTAAAACAAAAGATATTATTCATTACCTACTAAACAAAGAAGAATATACAGAATCTGATATTCTTAGTTGGCAATCAATACCATTTCCTGAAAGAGATTATCAAGAACTACAAAGTTTAATGGATGATGGGTACAAACCATGTTCCTATTGGTTTGAAAGCATGGTTAAAAAACTAAAATATGATAAGAGAAAGGTTTCTCAGGAATTAGAATGTAATTTCTTAGGTTCAGGAGATAATGTATTTGATTCCAACTTGATGCAAAAAGTTAGAGAAAATATGATTAAAGACCCTGAAAACAAAATGATGGGTAACGCTCTTTGGATATGGAAAGAACCTGTTGTAGGTCACAAATATGTAATGGGTGTCGATGTATCGAGAGGTGACTCTGAAGACTTTAGTTCATTCCAAATAATTGATTTTGACACAAGAGAACAGGTTGCAGAATATGTTGGAAAACTTCCTCCTGATACTATGGCAGAGATTTGTTATAAATGGGCTAATATGTATTCTTGTTATATTGTGATTGATATCACGGGTGGTATGGGTGTTTCTACTGCAAGAAAACTCCAAGAAATGGGTTACAAAAATTTATACGTAGATGGTATTGAAATTGGAAACAAGTGGAAGTATGACCCTAAAGCAAATGAGAAAATTCCTGGTATCAACTTCAATAACAAAAGGGTTCAAATAATTGCTTCTTTTGAGGAAGCTATGAGACATGAATTTAGAATTTACAGTACACGTTTATATAATGAAATGAACACGTTTGTTTATATAAATGGTAGACCCGACCACCAAAAAGGTCATCATGATGACTTAATTATGGCGATATCTATGGCCACTTATGTTGCTGAATCATCATTTAGTAACCTAACAAAAGTTACTCAACAAACAAAGGCTATGATTGATTCTTGGTCAGTAAACAATAATGAAAATGTCGCTAATTCAATATCGTTCAATCCTGTTATTCCTCACTATAATGAAAGAAAAAGTCAATTTAGTAATGGTAACATTGGAAAAGAAGAATATATGAAATATGGGTGGCTATTTGGTGGTAGGTAATATTTATGAAAAATGGGTTTAGAGAGAAGAAAAAAATCAGGTAGAGACTTTGGTGGTACTAAATTAAATGTGCCAGGTCAAGGTATTTTTACAGTTGAGAGAAGTCCTAATGATAAAGTACATATCCATAAACAAATTGGTAGAGTACCAAGACCTACAAAAACACCTTCAGTAACTAATTCAGAAACACCAGCACCAACCCCTACAATTACTCAAACACCTACTGTAACCCCTACAATTACTCAAACACCAACACCAACTGTAACACCTACAATTACTCAAACAACTACACCTACAGTAACCCCTACAATTACACCGTCATTATCATATCAGGGAATTAACCCTATTAGTTTAGGTCAACCTGTATTATATTATCAAACATTTGATACTAATTACCTAAACCCTTCTTCACCAATTTCAGGAGATGGAATAACAGAACTTTACAGATATAGTGATAGTGTTGAAATTGCGACAGGAGATACGGGATGTGTTGCTAGTTACGATAATTTAAGTGGGTATAATATGTTGTTTTTCTCTGGCGACCCAGGAGGTTGTTGGCCACCACCTTGTACAGGAACGTGTGCAAGTCAATATGTGACAACAGATGATATCACTTTTATTCACAAAACAGGATATTCTTATACGATATATTTAGTTGCAAAACCATTGTCAGTATCAGCCGATTCTTTTGTATTTAGTACTAGAATATCAGGTCCATCATTTTCACGTAATAGTGAAAGTTTATATATTAATTCTAATTCAGATGTTTATTTAGAAGTAAACACAGGTTTAGGTCCAGGACCTGTCAATATGATAACATTACCAATTGAAGTTAATGGAAGTGGTCCTGTTTTAGATGGTAAAGATTTAAGAGTTTTTTCGGTAAGAGCATCAGACCCAGGTGATTTAGTTACAATTGCTGCTAATTCATATGTGAATGGTGTTTTTGTTACAGGAGTCACACAAAATAGTCTTAGTTTAAATAATGCCTCTCACGGTCCACTAAGAATTGGTAGTTCGTTTGATGGAGGTCCTGGAGAATACCCATATAATGGTTACTTAGCAGAATTAATAATATTCAATACTCAACACAGTGTTGCAGTCCATGACGATGTTGTTTTATTCTTGAAAAATAGATGGGGAATAACTTAAGAAATATTTAATTATATAGATTTAACATTAAAATTGTAATATGGAAAATACACAAAATAATAATCTGACAGTTTGGCAAAGGTTGTCCCACGCGTTCGGACCCAACGCTTTACTGAACCAAGATTATCCAACTTATAAATTCGATAGAAAAGAATTACTCAAAACCACTTCTAAACAAGAATTTGATAAAGAATTACTACAGGCTCAACAAACTTACTATTTAGCAAATCAATGGACTAAAATAGAAAGTAATTTATATACACAAGCCGTATATTATGAACCAACTAGATTGGCGTCATTTTATGATTACGAATCTATGGAATATACGCCTGAGATTTCCGCCGCTCTTGACATATACGGAGAAGAATCAACAACTGTTGACCAAAATGGTTATATGTTACAGATATATTCTGAGTCAAAAAGAATTAAAGGTATTTTAGCCGATTTATTTAACAATGTACTTGACGTAAACACTAATTTACCTATGTGGACAAGAAACACATGTAAGTATGGTGATAATTTTGTTTACTTAAAATTAGATGCTGAAAAAGGGGTTGTAGGATGTATGCAACTACCCAACATTGAAATTGAACGATTAGAAAGAGGTATGCCTTCACAAGGGTCTGCTCAAAAGGTTGATGAACCAAAAGAAAATAGAGGGTTAAGATTTAAGTGGAAAGCGAAAGACATGGAATTTAACTCTTGGGAAATCGCTCACTTCAGATTATTAGGTGATGACAGAAAACTTCCTTACGGAACATCCATGTTAGAAAAAGCGAGACGTATATGGAAACAATTACTTCTTTCAGAAGACGCTATGTTGATTTATAGAACATCAAGAGCCCCTGAAAGACGTGTTTTTAAAGTGTTTGTGGGAAATATGGATGACGCAGATGTTGAACCATATGTACAACGTGTTGCAAACAAATTTAAAAGAAATCAAGTTGTTGATAGTCAATCAGGTAATGTTGACATGAGGTTCAATCAAATGGCAGTTGACCAAGATTATTTTATTCCTGTTCGTGACCCAGCAGCACCAAATCCTATTGACACTTTACCTGGAGCTCAAAACTTAGCGGAAATTGCGGATATTGAATATATTCAGAAAAAACTTGTTACCGCTCTTAGAATACCTAAGGCGTATCTTGGGTTTGAAGAGGCGGTTGGAGACGGTAAAAACTTATCATTACTCGACATTCGTTTTGCTCGAACAATCAACAGGATTCAAAAATCTATGATTGCCGAACTTAATAAAATAGCGATTATTCACTTATTCCTTTTAGGGTTTGAAGACGAATTAAGTAACTTTACATTAGGTCTCACAAACCCTTCGACACAAGCCGATTTGTTAAAGGTAGATGTTTGGAAAGAGAAAATATTACTATACAAAGACGCGGTTGCCGCTATTGAAGGAATCGCCCCTGTATCAGTATCTTGGGCTAAAAAACACATTCTTGGTTTGTCTGATGAAGAAATTAAACTTGACCTACAACAACAAAGAATTGAAAAGGCGGTTGGAGCTGAATTAACTAATACCGCAACAATTATAACTAAGACAGGAATATTTGATAACGTTGATAAATTATATAAGAGTGTTTCAGGAGCAACAGGAGGAGCATCCGCACCACCACCTCCACCTGGAGGAGAAGAAGGAGGAGCACCACCACCTCCACCACCCCCACCACCAGGAGGTGAATCGGGGGTAACACCCGAGTCATTTAATCGGGATAATTTAAAAATTCTTTTAGAATCTGAAAGTTTAACTGACGAAGACTCATTTATTGATTTATCCAAAGGAAAGAATTATTTGGGGGAAATAGAGAATCAATTAGGAAAACTTTTAAGAGATTGATATTTATAAATAAAAAAGAAAATGAAGTTCGGAATTTTAAAATCTAAAATAGAAAAAGTATTATTGGAATCATACTCTAATAATACTTTTAAAAATGAATTGAAAAATTTTAAAACAAATGTTTTAGACAAAAAAAACATTGCTAAGATTTTTTATTTATATGATGAGTTAAACTCGAAAAAAGGTCTAAATGAATCATACGTGAATGATTATATTCATGAATGTATTACAATTTATGAGAATAGTCTTAATAAGATTAAATCTTCTGATTTACAGATTTTAAAAAATTGGGTGAACAAAGTTGAGACGACTAATGAATATGAAAATATTGATAACTTATTCTCAAATGATGTTTTAACAATCGAATCAAGAATTAAAAGTAAAAAAATAATTGCGGAATCTTTAAAAAGACCAAGACCAATTGAAAAAGAAATTGTTAAACTCCCTATGAGTACGATGATTAGTGTTGCAAACAAAACAATTCAAAATTACATGGAGTCATTAAATGAATCTGAGAAAAAAGAACTAATTAAATTTTTAAACTCGGATGATAGTGAATTAAAAAATAATTTTGATTCTCTAAAAGAAGGTGTACTAAACAAATTAGAAAATCTTAAAGAGGGTTCTGATTCTGAAACTATGAACAGAATAAATGAAACTATCAATAAAGTTTCCGCTGAGAAATACGACAAGTTAACTTATTTCAAGTTAAAAGGATTAAAAGAAAATCTTTAATCTTGATTGTCCCCAAACTTCTTCTGAACATATTTTGCTTTAGAAATTTGGTTTCTGCGTTTTACTGACGGCTTAACAAAAGTTTTACGGTTATTTAATTCAGTCATTTGTCTTGTTTTAATGACCTTACTTTTGTATTCTTTTAGAGCTCTCTCTAAATTGTTTTTTTTAACGGTGATAATCAACATATATATACAAATATCCACAAAGATAATAAATTTTGACTAATCACACAAATATTCTTATTTTTAGTAAAATAAACAGAAAAATATGAATATTAATGAAAAAGGGGAAAACCTCTCGAATCCAAGGATTCAAAACAGTCAAAGTACTATACGGTACAGTAGACTCAGTAAATTTTAAATCACTCTATTTAAACATTCAAACTTGGGTAGACCCCATAAAAGATTCTGAAAATTGGAATCGTATTGTTCTTAATTTTAGTAGGTCAATTAAACATGTAATTTATGAAACATTAGACAGGTCTTTTTTTGATGACAAATTTATCGTTGACTTAGACTTAAGGTCAAGTGGTATTACAGTCGGGAAAAAATCCTTTTTGAATTTAGAAATTAATTTATACCTTAAAGAGTTAATCACCGACTTTAAATCAATTAAACTACGAGATGAATTAAAACAAATGGTAAAAAATGTTATACAACATGGTTTTTCTAAAAACGACTATTTTAAATTTCATTTAACTAAAAACGGTAAAACAAAGGAAAGTAAGGTAAAATTAGAAACTCATTAATATTTATTATTAAAAATAGACAATGAGTTTACAAATTATACAACCTGGCCAAACAGGAAAAGGGATATTGATTGAGTATGATGCAGGATATATAAATCCTAAAACCGACAATAATCAATATATCATGGAATCTAAAAATCTTTTGGATTACTCAAAACCATTTGAGTTTTATGCGGTATTACAAAAATACAATACTCCAAATAGAAACGGTAGAATTTACCCTGAAAGAATTTTAAAAAGAGAAGCTGAAAACTACAAAAAGATGATTCAGAAAGGTACATCACTTTCTGAGTTAAACCACCCTGAATCATCTTTAATTGACTTAGATAGAGTATCTCATATTATAACTGATATATGGTGGGACGGACCTGTACTTATGGGAAAACTTAAACTATTAACAAGTCCTGGTTTCCATGAAAGAGGAGTTTGTTCAACTAAAGGAGATTTAGCTGCAAATTATTTAAGACAAGGTGTTACATTAGGAATCTCTTCAAGAGGGGTTGGTTCACTTAAAAAAGTTGGGGAACAAAATGAAGTTCAAGATGATTTTGAATTAATTTGTTTTGACTTGGTATCATCCCCATCCACCCCAGGAGCTTATCTTTTCTTAGAACCCGATGGAAGACATCAGTTTGAGGAGAACTTAGAAGAAGAAAATAGAATGAGGGCAGAAAGAGAAGTTGGACCTTCAGCAAACAAATCTCTTGACTTAATGAAAAAATTATCCGATTATTTAGGATATTAAAAACATTTTATTATGGACGAAAAATATTTCATTGCAAGAGTTACCATCGACATGGTTGACGCAGAATCAGGAAAAGTAAAAAAACAAAAAGAAGAAAAGTTGGTTAAGGGTTATAATCCAACTGATGTAGAAGCAAAAGTAACCAAGGTGTTCGAACATTATACTCAAGATTGGAGAATAACCGCGATTGTTGAAAGTAAGATTGATGAGGTGATAGAATAATTTAAATTTCAATAATTTAATAATCAATTTTAAAAAGGAGGTCTTTGACCTCCTTTTTTGTTTTTCCCAAAAAAGGAAATATTTATATACAAATAAAAAAACTAATTCTGAATAAAGTCAAAAAACGACTTTTTTAGGAATTGGTAATATTTATATATAAAAAATCAACACGCAAAATGGCAAAAGAAAAATCTTTAGTAGAAGAAGCAATCATCCAAATGAAAAATTTGGAAGAAGCGGTTGCTGAAAACGCAAAAGGAATACTTGCTTCAACAATGAAGGAAGAAATCAAAGAACTAGTAAAAGAATCTCTATCTGAACAAGAAGAAGAAGATGCAGAGGTTGAAACAGATGTTGAAATGGAAGAGCCTGAAATGGAAGAGCCAGAAATGGACGACGAAGAAGGTGAAGACATGGATACTGATAATGAAGACGAAGATATGATGGCCATGGACTCTATGGACACAATCGACTTGACAGGTCAATCCGATGAACAAGTTCTTCGTGTATTCGAATTGATGGACCCTGAAGATAAAATCATCGTTAAAAAAGACGGTGCTGGAAATATTAATCTTAAGGATAACGAAACAAACAAAGAATACATGATTGTTCAAGAAGGAGAAGAAGAGGAAATGTTCGAAATGTGGGACGAAGAGAACGAAGGTTATGAAGAAATGGACGAAGAAGATGAGTCTATTGAATCAATCGTATCGAAAGTTTTCGGAGATGAAGATGAAGAAGATATGGATTACGAAGATGAAGAGGACATGGATTTCGAAGACGAAGAAGAAATGGACTTCGAAGAAATGATGGAAGATGAAGACGAAATGATGGAAGAAGAAGAGTTCTACGGTGACGCAGACTTAGAAGACGAAATGATGGAAGGTATGGATTCAGAAACAATCTACGAAATTTCTTTTGAGGATGACGAAGAAGATATGGAAGAAGAAATGTATGAAGAAGACGACTACATGATGGAGTCTAAAAAAACAGTTATACCAAAAGGCGTTGGAATCGGAAAAGGTCCTAAAAAAGACATCTATTCTAAAAATCCTAATACAAGTGGAGGTTTTAAAGTGGTTAAGAAAAAATCTGACAAGACTATGGGTACAGGAAACGCTAAGAAAGTTAACGTTTACAAAGATACTGAAACTCTTGACGGTGAATTCAAACACAAACCTAAGAAAATGGAGACTAAAGAAGCTTCAAGAACTTATGGTAGTGGTTCTAATTTCAGAAAGGGTGGTTTACCAAAACCAAGAGCTCATTCAAAAGCAAACACCGCAATTAAAGAAGGTGAAACTTTAAGAGAGTTACAAATCCTTAGAGAGAAGAATGAAGAATACAGAAAAGCACTTAACATCTTCAGAAACAAACTAAACGAAGTTGCGGTATTCAACTCAAACTTAGCATACGCTACACGTTTGTTCACTGAACACTCAACATCAAAACAAGAAAAAATCAACATTCTTAGAAGATTCGATGGAGTTGAAACTATTAAAGAATCTAAGAATTTGTATAAGACCATTAAAGATGAGCTTTCAACTACGACAAGTCAACCAATGAATGAGTCTATCGAACGTGTAATTGAAAAAGCACCTTCAACAGGTTCAGCGGTTAACTTAATTGAGTCAAAAACTTATGAAAATCCTCAATTCCTTAGAATGAAAGATTTAATGGGTAAACTAAGATAATAAAAATAAACTAAACTAAAAACAAAAAAACCAATAAAATGGGAGCATTATTAGAATCAGGTCTTGTTGGTAACATAGGTCTTAAGCACCTTAAGGTTATCAAAGAAGATACAATTAACAAATGGGACAGATTAGGGTTCCTAGAAGGTCTTAAAGGCCACCTAAAAGAAAACGTAGCTCAGTTATATGAGAACCAAGCGTCTTTCCTAATCAATGAAGCAACTTCTGACGGTAGCTCAGGTTCATTCGAAACTGTAGTATTCCCTATCGTTAGACGTGTATTCTCTAAATTATTAGCGAATGATATCGTTTCTGTACAAGCTATGAACTTACCTATCGGTAAATTGTTCTACTTCGTACCTAAAATCCAAGGATACTCAGGTGGTACTGCGGGAGATTTCAGTGGTGACCACTACGCTCCTATCGGTTCTCCTGGTAACTATCCTGGTGACCCA